TTATTAAAATTACTTTTAACGGTACTGTATGCTCGAAGAGTTTTTACGGATGACGTAACTCGTGATCTTAAACCCATTAAAGATACATTGCGCGAAAGCGCTTTGCCGTTTATAATGGATATAAAGAAATACTTGTTAGGTTTCTGCACAGAACTTTTTAACTTGGGTAAATTTAATAGGCAAATGGCAAGATGAAACAATAAATTCTTCCTATCTACTAAGTCAGGACCGAATGGTCATGCTTTATTAGCCAGTTGGTATGAATTAACAGTTCTTCCAATAGAGCTCTTAAGAGATATTGGTGTTGTCGGTGGTGATAAACTTTTACAAACGATGGAAAGCCTTAAAAACGCTTACTGAATTTGAGAAATGATATTACCACTTTCAAAATGAACTAAAAAGAAATACTCTGGTAGCTATAGAAAATTGTTTGCCTTTCCTGATAAGGAATTGAAGACAAGGATCGTAGCTATGGGGGATTATTGGTCTCAACTTGCGTTAAGAGGTCTCCATAATTTAGCTTTTGCTATCTTAAGAAAGATACCTCAAGACTGTACATTTGATCAAACTAAATTTACTAAATTAATAACTCAAGAAGCTTATAATAAATTCGCTTGTAGTGCTGATTTAACAGCGGCTACAGACAGATTTCCTATAAAACTTCAAGAATTATTAGTTGAAAAATTATTAGGTTCTTCCTTCGCAAGATCGTGAAGTAATATCATGGTCGGGCATGCATTCGGGTATAAAGAAGGGAAAAATAAGAAAAGTGAAAATATAGTTTATGGTGCAGGGAACCCTATGGGTTTCTTGTCATCTTGAGCTATATTTGCTTTGTCTCATCATTTCATCTTATACTGTGTATGCAAGGTTAAAAATATACGGTGAGAGTCTTCTAAGTATTTATTATTAGGTGATGACATCGTTATTTTTGAACAAGAACTTGCAAATGGTTACTTAGAACTTATCCAAAACCTAGGAGTCTCTATCTCTATGCATAAAACTCACATGTCCCAAATGGGCACATTTGAATTTGCAAAAAGATGAGTATTCCAAGGTCAAGAAGTTAGTCCCTTTCCACTATTTGGTCTTAGTTCCGCGGGTAAAGGTTTAATAGCCCTAACCCAGTTTCTAAGCTCAATTAGTGGTCAAGGATGAAGCTTCGCAGATAGTAATTTAAGTAGCTTAGGAGCCCTTGTGACTGATTTTATCAGCTATCATACTAGAGTAACTAGAAAGAAATTCCTAGAAA